AAGCATTAATAAAGCTAGACTTAGACATGGAAATTACAGACTTAGATGAGAATCAATTAGACTTCTTAGTATTGTACATACAGATGACTAGAGAAGATGTAGAAAATGCTGTGAAAATGTCGCAATAAAAGAAGGGGCAACACTAAGCTGCCCCTCCGTAGTTTTATTTAATACCATGCGTATCTGCAGAGCGTCTTGCCCACAACAGCGCAGTAGTAAGGTTCTGTTTAACTACATCTAGCTCCGTTGTAACCCAAAGATTATTATCTAAGAACTCCTCAACCCATGTGAAGTGATCTTTAAGTCCTTCTTCAAACACCTGCCTCTTTTTATCTATGTGATCTTGTGCTTCTTGTTCTAGTTTCACAATGCTTTTACCTACCTATTATACTGGTGGCATAGTTATAAATAATGTAGTGATATAATCTACAGTGTTTGATGCAACACCTAAAGCTACAAACATTTTTAAAGATACTACGACTAATGTTTCTACCATATTATTTTCCTTTAAGTTAAGTCTACAATTTCACAGCTATCACCAGAACACGCTAGTGTCTGACTACCTGCTGTATTATCTTCTTTCTCATAGTCAGCAAGACTATCCCAATCAATTTTATCAGGCATACTTGACAGTAGTGTTTTGTATTCTTCTTCACTACAATCCTGATAAGGTGCTTGTTGATAGGTATGCTCATTGAATGGCAAGAAAGAAACACCACTCATTTCATCAAAGTGTTTATACACGAATGCACCCACTTCAAACCACTCATCAGATCTAACGTTGATGGTTACACTAGGTTTGTGCTCACACCAATGTCTCTGATAAGATAACCACATCTCTAGCTGTTGAATAGCTGTAGTATCTTTTGTACATACAGCACCCTCTGGAGATTTCTGAGGAAAGCTAAACACTACAGTTGTGTCAGGCTTCATTACACAAGGCTCATTAGGTATACCTTGCTCTTTCATAAACTGAGTTAGAGGGTCTTTAACATCACCCCTGACAGTACGAATATAGTAGGGGGAATGACGAGAGTGAATCCCACTGCTAGACGACACCAGTTGTGATACGGTTCCAGACGGTTTGACACAACTGATAGCAGTAGAAGTAGGGATGCCAAGCCGTTCAGCCCACTCAGCATTAGTAGCGACAGCAATAGAACGTAAGTGCTCAAGAGTTTTCTCCAATCCAGCGTTAGCTTTAGTAAGTAAAGGGTTATCCATTATCCCTGTGAGTGACACACCCAACAGGCGTTCTTCTTCTGTATTTCGCACCCACAGTTTTCGCAAGTATGGGAACTTGGTGTAGGTAGATTGTACTGTACCCAAGATCGTAGCAAAACGAACTTTCTTTTCAAGGTCTTGAAGATTATCTGTTGCACGTACTACTACCTCTGTTAAGTTACACACTTGCCCACTGCGTAGAATTATCTCACTGCAAGGATTAGTTCCAAACTCATGGTCAGGATCACGCCTACCATTCTTGGCTGCTTGTTTCTTAGCTGCTTCACGGTTGAAGATACCACGCTCACCTGAGCCTGACTCAACCAAAGCCATCCACTCACGCATGAAAGACAAACTGTCCGGCTTCTCACCGTATGCAACTGAGTTGTTAGCTAGAGCACGTTGTGGCTCGTTCTCCCACCAGTTACCTGACTTAGCGTGACGCATACGATCATCAGATAGATTTGACAAACTGATCATAGCACTGCGTCTTACACCACCCACGACTACGACTTCTCCTATCTTACACATTATGTCGTGACACTCTATGCTAGACAAACGCCGCACTTGTGCATCTTTAAATGTTTTAACTACAAAGTTAAATAGATCTACTAGAGGAGCAGGACCTGATGCTCTACCACCAAATGTCTTAAGTCTAGCACCTGCAGGACGTATCCTGCTAATATCCCACGTAGGTATTTCTCCACTGTACAGGAGAGCAATAAGTTGACGTAAGGCTTTAGACCATCCTTCCTTACTGTCTTTGACTACGATGTTAGTCTCACTATCAAACAACACAGGTACGTCTGGTAGCTTCTGGACGTACTGTCTTTCTACTGAGAAGCCTACCCCTGTTCCACACATAAGCACATGCATTGCCTCATCAAAAGCTACAATGCTATCTACGGCTATGTATGAACAGTTGTACATAGAAATGTTATCTCGTGTTGCAGCAGGACCAGCAGTCATCAAGCTTCGCATAGATGGCATCACCTCAAGACCTAAGATAGCTTGCTCTATGTCTTTAATGTAGGTATCATTACCAGCTACAGGACGTACAACGTTGTCCATGTAACGTGATACAGTTTCTTCCCATGTCTCTCGACGTTTCTCTTTATCTAGCCAACGTGCATAGCGTGACTTATGTATAAACGTTTGGTAGTCCGTAGGTAATGAATTACTCATCTGTTATCCCCTGATCCTTGTAATACGCCACGCTCTTGACGACTATCTAATTTTTCTATATTCATTTCAGCTACTGTTTGTAGGCTAGATCCATAAAAGTTAGACAAAGCAGCAACATAAAATAAAACATCTCCTAACTCTTTTAGCATACCTCTATCATCTAGTACAGCCCCATCCCTAAAACTTTTCTTTAACTTTTCTGCTATCTCTCCAGCTTCTCCCACAAGACCAAGAGTGTTTTCTATTTGTCGTGTCTGTCCTTTAGTTAATATCTTACCTTCTACCCATTGGCTGTAAGCAGCAAGATCATTCTTTGGCGTACCATCCTCATTAAATATATCATAGTAGGGATCATAGTCTGGCTTCATGTATATCTTTCCTTTATTAAAATGTTATGTATTGCAACATCATCTATATCATAGAATGTATTTCTTACAAGATCACTAATGTCTTCTGTGTGTGCGTCATCATATGATCCTAGTATATTATTATCTTCATCTATCTGAAGTATAAAAGTTACACTAAAAGTTTTAACTTTCATCTGTGCTTCTCCGCCAGAGCCTCATTCATTTTATTCAAGTACCATGCAGCCTTCTTCATATCTTCAGCAGGTTTTTGCTTATAGGCATAGCGGTGCTGATACTTAATCATGTTACCATGACAGTACGCAATAAAACCATCTAAGCCTACCACCTGCCTGATATAATCAATACACTCTATACCTCCCATATTGTAATGAGCAGGACGATCTACAGGATCAAATTCAGTCATGCGTTACCTTTCGTTTTTGTGTAAGCGTTGAAGTTTATTATCTCACCATTACGTCTTTGTACAGTTTTATCTTTATTGATAAGTTTATTTGCTTCTTGAAGTAACAGTTGATTTCTATGATCATTAACTCTGTCCATCAACTCTCCATCCTTTTCCATTAAGTCTAAGAAAGCACTGCATAAGGTAGCAACATAAATTAAATCTTGAAGTACATCTGTAGAGTAACAGAAGTTGTCACCTACTGCTACTCCTGTAGCTACACTACCATCCCAATCATCTAGATTATCATTGCTTGTAGGTTTTATAATAAAAGCAACTTCATCTTCTTCTAATTCATATGGCATACTAATCTCTCCTTTCCGTCTTTAATGGTATTATTCTTTTTCGAGTAGCAGTCCCTTCTTCTTTAAGCCACTCTTCTGGTATAACTCTGTTCGCCCACAAGAACTCTTTCTTCTCACACCACTGTGCATATGTAGTTTTAGAACCTTTATATAATTTAGATCTAGCATTACTAAATACAAATCTAATATCTAATTCAGGATGTTGTCTACGAACTTCTATATGCTTGTGCCTGTCTTCAGAATCAAATTGTCCTTTGGTTTCAATTAGTATTCCATTGTCTAGCTGAAAGTCAGGAGTGTAAGTACGATAACGTAAGTCTTCCCACTCTATCTTTAGCTGTTCATACCTGACAATCTTCTGGCATTTAGACAGCACAAGAGCAGTACTTTTTTCAAGCCCACTCCTGTACTTTCTTTTAGAATGATACCGTCTATGCGGCTTCATTGTCTGGCTCAGAGCTACTCTCAAGAGAAGCCTTAAGTTCTTTTACTAAGCTGTTACCAAC